CCGTAACGGCGGAGGTGCTCGTCGTGTCACCGTTACGATTGTAGAATAAAAAACGAGGAGAATACGAATACCGTATTCTCCTCGTTTTTATTGAATTGTCGTTTTTTGTTACATATTGTTGTATTCGTCGTCCATATTCAGATCGGCAAATCCTTCTTCGTCGAGCTCCGAGGGATCGAAGGTTTCATCTCCGTAAAAGGTTTCATCGAAGTCGGAAGAATTATTCGCGACATTCTTTTTTTCCAGTTCTTCGAAATCCATCGTTTGTTGGGGAGGATTGCCTTCCTTACGTGTGCAGACCGGGGTCTCTAAATCTTTTCCCGGTTCGATCTCTTTCAATTCCATAAAAAACATGCGGTCGGTCATGTAATCGAATACAAAAACTAATCGTTGGCCTTCGTCTTCGATGAGGTCGCTTATTTTTGTAGACGCCATGATCCACGTATCTTCGTCAGAATCTTTCCCCATGTCCATCAGGGTAATTTCTGTTTTTTTCTCCCAATCGTCGTCACAAATGAAGAATGAGGTCATTTGATCCTTAGAAAAGCCGACAGAATCGAGTATGGCATCGTGTAGTTCGAGAAAAGAAGCATCGGAATCGATACATATTTCCCGTTTGAAATTGTCGACTTCGTCTGAAACAATTCTGAATTTATATATCATAATTTTTTTGTAATTAGGTTCTTTTTTTCGGTATGTAAAAGTACTAAAAATCTTTCTCCTGCCAAATAAAGGCTATAAAATTTCATGATTATAATCGATATTCAGGGAATAACTTGCGGATAAGCATAAAAGGTCGTTGTTATTTGAGGTTTGCATTTAGTACTCAAAAAAAGGACGAGGCATATCTTTCTGATATGCCTCGTGTATGATGGGAAATTAGAGGGGTGTCTTTTTATATTTCTAACCCCTCTCCTCAGAAACTATCGTTTCTTCGGTGTCTCCCCTATACCATTTCGCAGCACCCCGTAATGCTACGGGACACGGCAGAGGAGAAGGGGGGATACATCTCACCCACCTCCTCTGTGTTTTGTTGTCAAACAAAATATAGAGGAGGTGGCACGTAGTAACGGAGGGGTTAACTCATTTCGTATATTAGAAATTCCAGCCGACGCGTAACGACGGAGTCGCATGGAATCCGAATCTGCTTTGTAAATTAGAAGTAGTACCGTCTGTTTCGGTGGTCGTCGACCCTGAGACAGTTGTGGTAGTTCCTCTTTTGTAGTTCATAGAGTCGTAACCCAATCCGAGTTCGAATCCTAAATACAGGCCTTTGCACAGATAAACATCTACACCGGTAAATACATTTACGCCAAATCCCAGACCGGGACGTTTGGTCTCTGTTTTATCGTCGTTTTCGGTGTTGTCGGTTTTTGTTTTAGCGGTAGAAGTCAATAGGCCAATTTCACCGCCAACATATGGAGAGATTCTTTCGTATTTGGTGAAGTGATACTCAAAACCGGGCATAATCGAAAATGTAGTGATAGATTCTTTGCTGTTTCTTTCGTACTCTTTTTGGTCTGTCGGGCTTTCGTAATAGGTGACATCTTTATCGGTAGATGTGTTTAATCTACGGGGGGAATAACGAAACGTGTAAAATATAATTGGGGTAAAAATAGTTGATTGGTTTGTATATCAACAACTTGTGTAAGTAAGGCGTGTGACAAATGGAAAAACGAAACGTTTACATTGCTTTACGCCAAGTTTACATTTAAGGGCTTTTTGAACGCCGTTCAAATACATTGCTTTACATTGGGGAACAGATAAGCGACAAATGACGAGTGTGAGGATTTATTTTCTCTCATGCGATGGTGAATAGTTAGATTGTTGTACAAATATAGCAGTTTGGGGCGTGTTATGCAAAAGTGCTGAAAATATCACTTGCCAATGTCACCGTATAACATAAAGCAAGATGTGCGACTTTATCAAGTCTAACAATCTTATATGTTTATAAATTATTCCATATAATAAGTATTTAGTATATTTGCATTAAAATAAACGCTATCTGTTATGACTAAGATTATCCATGTCCATTTGATTTTTGAAAAGAAGAACCTGTATTTTGGTAGTATTTCGGCTATATTTGATACTTTGACGGAGGAACAGATGGGAATCACTAAAAACAGTCTTTTACATGCCGGATTGACTGATGGATCCGTGAAAATGACTAAGCGTGCGATGATTATTCGGTCACATTTGATAACGAGAACTCGAAAGGTCTAAAACGTTTTGGAATGTATTTAAAGCCGCTTTTGCGGCTTTTTTTATGTTCTTTTTTGGGCGTATGTTTGAACGCCTTGAATGGTCAAAAAAATGGATAGGAGTGACATAAGGGGTGACGTTTGGGGTGACAAAAAGGGCAATGGAAAAACGAAACGTTTCGATAGGAGTGACGTTTGGAGTGACATTTTAGCCGTTTATATTTACGATTAGCATATTGGTAAGGTCTATTTATACCACATTTTCGGCCGTTTTGTACACATTGCAAGGGGGATATTGTATTTGACAAGTATTTATTTACCACCCTGTAATTTATTGTATTTTATTAAAAATCAAATATTTGAATATTTTTTCGCATTGCATATTAAAAATGTGGTTTATGAAGCCATCTTGAAGTCAAAACAATCTGTGCATACTCCCCAATACGGCAAAGACTTTTCGAATCATCGTAACCGGTATTTCTTGCTCTGCATATTCAGGGCTTTTATTTGTGGGAATTAAACGGACATATCCTTTTTTTTCAGACATTCGTATGCGTTTTACTGTTCGGAAATCATCTGTGACAATTCCATATATTTCTCCATACGGTAAGTATTCAATGGGGGTTGTCATCTCTTTCATGGCTATAAAGTCGCCATTGTTCAACTCCGGCTCCATCGAATGGCCTGTGATATTACACCAAATTACTCCCGGCTTATTATAAGGGACGAAATCAATGTAATAATCAGGAATTTGAGTTTGGTCATTTAGTACAACGTCGAAACCACCAATGAAGTCTACGTTATAATATGGGGTACCTTTATATTCGCGGTTTATCTCAGGTAATAGGTCAGGTGATACCTGTGGAGGTAGCTTTTTATGGGTAGTAACGGAGTTTTTTAGCATATCACCTCTACCTGTTAGTAGCCAATCGGAATTAATTTCGAGACTTCTCACTATTTTTTCAAGAATGTCTTGTTTGGGAAGTACTCCTTTGATATATCCTCTTATATTCCCCTCACTTGTCCCTATCATAGAGGCGAATATAGTATTTTTTCCTTTGGCAAAGGTATTCACTAACTCTTCTATTCTATCGTGAATTGTCCCGTCATTTGGCATAATATTGATTTTATTCGTGATAAATATCGTTTTAAATTTGTTTATATCGTGAGAAGTTGCGATATTTGCAACATGTTCAAAATATGAACACGCCTCAAAGCTACGAAAAAGGAGTGAGGAAACCATGAGAATTTAAAGATAACACAAGGTTATGAACGAAGAAATAAAAGAGTGGCAGACACAGAGCGTAAAGCACAAGGTTGCTTACCTGCTAATGATGGATGGGGTTTCATTCAGCTACGAGGAGGATACCGGCATCGTGTTCTCCGCCCCCGATTTTTATGTGGAGAATATGATTTACAGACTTGTGAACTGTTATGGGTGCAGTGTAAAACCGATTATTAACGAGTATAAATAAGTGTGACGATGGAAAATCAAGAAACAATGATGAAAAAACAGGATTTTATAGCCGAACGGGTGAAATGCCGTATCGATGGACTTTTGGAAGAGGCCGACAACTATACGCGAATCATGAATGAGGATTATGAGTCATTTTTTAAGGATCATGCGGAAGATATGTACAAGGTCCAGCTCGAACTTTCCGAGTACCGCAAGTTAAAAGCCGTGGTAAACTCCGGAAGTCTTGAAGATATCCGAGCCTATTTGGTAAACAAGGTAAAGGATATCACCGATACTCTGCTCGGAGGGCATCTAAGGCTGAACAGTTCCAGCACGACTGTTTGCCTTGCCCATACGCTGGAACTGGAAGTCCTTCGGGATTTACGCGGCAAGTTTATCATGTTCCTTGACTTTATCGGTAAAGACGAGAATGTCGCCGGATAATAAAAAATCGAGCGTGACAGCCCGGAAGGCGTCAAGAGACGGGCGGACGGTGTGGAAAGACACACGGGGCAATGGTTTTTGCGTTGGGGTTCGATTCCCCATGCCCCACAAAATAATATAAAAACAACGGTATGAAGAGAAAAGTCGTAGTAGATTACGGAGAACAAAAAACCATTGCGAACTTGATGCATTGCACTCCTGAAATGGTTTCTCATTCCCTGTCTTTCCGCAAGAACAGTAAACTTGCGCGTTCTATCCGCAAGCTCGCCATCGAGCGCGGAGGTATAGAAGTCGGTGGCGCACTTCAAACACAAAACCGCCATGAAAAATGATTTTTTCGGCCTGTTCGGTCTCAACACGAGATGGTTCAAAGAATTGAGCCGGAAGCACCGTTTTTTCGTGATTTACTTCCTTTTGAGCTTTCTTCTTCTTTGTTCCGTATCTGAAAATTTACTCTGGGTGTTGTTCGTGGCACTGAATTTTTGGAACTCCGTCCGATTGTTGAAACAGGTTCCGACCGATGGTATAGAGGATTTGTAGTCAAAATAAGAATATGGAATACTATAAAAAGACATTGTGTGTAACTTACGAGGAACTGACGGCTGGAGATGATCCGGTAATACATGGAGCAACCTTGCGTCAGAATGTTCGGCGTGGCAACATCGAGAACATAAACCGAGGTGGAGGCGAAGGAAACACAGCCTTGTATTCCTATTCCTCCCTTCCTGAAAAATACAAGAGGCGCTGGGTGGAGCGTCGTGGGGAACCCGAGAAACAAATGGCAAGGGAGATAATACGCAGCAAGATACAGAAAGACGAATCTGCGGAAAAGTTCTTTGAGTCCTATCGGTACGACAAGAACGGTGAGGAAGTCCATCTTCCGGAGTCGGTGCAAGCGGAATACAGCCTGAATGCATCGGTCTTGAACGCCCTGATACGTGATTTCAACCGTCTCTGCGCCTCCAATAACAAGTTGACCGGCTTCCGCCGTAATATCTGGAAAATAATCCTTGCCACCAGCGAGGAACTTCGGGAAGAATACTCCCATACCCTACCCGGCAGTATAGGACGCTTGAAAAGTATGGTCAACAAATACAAGCCCAATAACTATACCGCGCTTATCAGTGGCAAGTATGGCAACAAGAACACCCTGAAAATCGGGGAGGATGCCGGTCGTTACCTCGTAGCCCTGAAACGCAGCCGTGTACCCGTTTATACCGATATTCAGATATTCGAGGAATACAACCGCACTGCTCCGAAGCGTGGCTGGAAACCGCTAAAAAATCCCCGCAGTCTTCGCGAATGGTTTAACAGTCCGCGCATCGAGCCTTTATGGTATGATGCCGTGTACGGTGAAATGAAAGCACACCAACGCTATGGGCGTAAGCACAAGACAGAATTACCTTTCCGCAGGGACAGCCTCTGGTATGGCGATGGGACCAAGCTGAATCTCTACTATCAAGACGAGAACGGAAAGATACGCACCATCGGCGTGTACGAGGTGATGGACGCATATAGCGAGGTATTGCTTGGTTTTCATATCAGCGAGAATGAGGATTATGAGGCTCAATATCACGCCTACCGCATGGCGCTTCAAGTCAGCGGGCACAAGCCATACGAGCTGGTACATGACAATCAGGGCGGGCATAAGAGACTGGAACGAATATCTGACGGCTTGCTCTCCAAAATCAGCCGCATTCACCGCCCAACTGCCCCATATAGCGGACAGTCAAAGACCATCGAGTCAGTTTTCGGTCGCTTTCAAAGTCAGGTGTTGCATAAGGACTGGCGTTTCACCGGGCAGAATATCACCACGAAAAAGGAATCCAGCCGTCCGAACCTTGAATTTATCGAAGCCAACCGAAATCAGCTGTACACACTCGCCGAGTTGATGGAAAAATACGCGCAGGCAAGGAAAGAGTGGAACGAGATGAAGCACCCGGTCACCGGAATTTCCCGAATCGAGATGTACAATACCAGTGAGAATGAGGATACAGAAATTGTCACGGCTCGTGACATGGTGGACATCTTCTGGGTGATGACCGACCGTCCGAGTACATTTACTTCCAGAGGGATTGAGGTCACTATCGGTGGAAAGAAATACACTTATGAGGTTTATTCCTCACCAGGTATTCCGGACCATGAATGGCGTCGCAAGAATACCTACAAAGAGTTTTACGTGAAATACGATCCTTATGATTTCGGCAGCGTCCGCCTGTATTGGAAAGACAAAGGGGGCGAA